CAGAGGCCGCGTGTTGTTGATGAAGGTGCGGTGGCCCGGCACCATCGGGATGGTTTCGTCGGTCTCGACGCTGGCTGCGAGGTTCGGGCCGTTCAGATAGCCAAGCGTGTTGTTCTGGAATGCACCGAGCAGTATCTGGCCCGCCGTCCAGACGCGGCTGTCGAGCGAATAGGGCAGCGTGTCGATGTTGAAGCCGGTCGCATCGAGGCCATCGAGCGAATAACCGAAGGTGAAGGCACGGAAGAGCATATCCAAGGTCATCTGCGCCTTGGCCCAGCGCTTGGTGACCCAGTTGTAGATCAGGAGCATGTCTGGCGTGCCGTTCGCGCCCGAGTTCACGGACGGATAGGACACGATGTAGAGCTTGTTGAGCGGATCGATGGCCGCTGTGATGCGACGCTTTCCGTTCGGTGCCAGATCGGCGAGGAACGAGCGGTCTACTTTCTCCGCACCAATCGGCGTCGACTGCGTGCCGTCGAAGGCATAGAAGCCGTCCTCGCCCAGATAGAAGACAATCGATCCCAGTTGTGCGATGGAGCCCGGCGCGTCAGTGCCACGCACGCCTTCGGCAGGCACAAAGTTGAAGACGGCAGGCGGGCCGACATAGAGCATGCGCCAGACGGCGCGCTCGAAGAAGATGGCGGCATCAGCCGAGCCCAGATTGCCGACGATGCCGGTGATCGCACCGCCTTCGCCGACCGTGTCGTTGTAGTCGGACTGCACCGTCGCGGCGGCGACCGTGCCGGGCGTCGGCCAGTTCGTCGGATCGCCCAGCGCAGACCACCACACCCGCCACGGCGCAGCACCTGAGATGCTGTCCCAAGTGTTCGCTGCGATCAGGAAGCCCTTGGCCGTGGTGACGTAGCGCGCTTGCGGCGCAGTGGCGGAGAGATCGGAGAACTTCGCGCTCGTGCCGAGGATGTAGGACTGGATCGGATCGCCGATGTTCGCCGCGATGATGCGGGCATTGAACAGCGAGAACGACCAATTCGAGTCCGTGGGGCAATGATAGGCAGCAACCGATTTGCTGACGTTCGTCCACGACGTCGTCCCGACCTGCATCTGGTAGAGATCGGTCGCGGTGCCGACGAAGGCCGAGACGTTGCCGCTGACATCGGCACCGCCATATGCGCCCTGCGGACGCAATGGCAGCGGTGCAGCCGCGTAGGCTTTGTAGTCTTGGAACGGGCCATAAGACCCCGGCGAGCGCGGCGTCACGTTCATGACGTAGTTGGCCACGCCGTGCGCATATTCGGGCTGGTCGGGGCAATAGTCTTTGACCATCACCACGAGCGGCGGGAGCGTTTTCATCAGAAGTTCGTCGGCCTGAACCGACGTGTGGCGACGCGGCGGATCGTGCCCGCGCGCAAGCTTTGGCTTTCGAAGTTCATGGCCTGCGCCATGGCCTGCGTGCGGTCGTCGTCCTGCATCGTGTCGCGATAGAGGTACATCTTCGCGGTGGCGCGGATCAGCGCTTCTGCCGATGTCGTCCAGATGTTGCTGTCCGTGCCTTGGCTCAGCGGCGGGAAGAACTTCGTCCCCTCGACATTGACCGGGTACAGGCCACCGGGGATCGGATAGAAGCGGAGCCGAAAGTTGTAGAACGAGTAGTCCTTCGGCTGGCCCGACCAAGACGGATTGATCGAGACGTCTTCCATGTACTGCTCAGTGCGCGGCGTCATGAAGTAGCGATTGCCGCTGATCAGCACCGAGAGCTTGTCGATGTGGAGGATGGTGGCGATGTCTGGCCAGTCGCTCGCCGTGTACCACTCCTGCCCGACAACGGTCGTGAACGCGTTCGTGGTCCGATACTCGTTGAACCAGAAGCGTTCGGCCTGCCAGAACGAGATCGCATCGAAGATCGCCAACTGGATGGGCGACGCAGACATGTTGCTGCTTGGGACAAGGAGATCACCCCTTGCCCCAAGTTCATCCGCGATCCGATTTTGCAAGTCAGCGAACGTCGAGGTGTCCGAAACGCCCGCGCCAGACAAGGATTACTCCTCGCTGTACGTCGACATCTTGGGCGGCTTGTACGAGTTCGCACCGCCCTCGAATTTGCCGCCAGCAGGCCGCATCTTCGTCTTCCGCGCCTGCGGATTGTCGTAGATGTCGCCCGCCATGCGGACCTTGCCAGCGCTTGGTGCTTCGGGCCCGCCGATGCGCTCGCTGTGCGGCGCGCTCGTGCCGCTGGTGTGAGGCGTCTTGTCCTTCATGTCTCTTCTCCTTGGTTCACTCCTGAAAGATGTGCGTGCCGATGTGGCCGATCTGCTTGGAGAGATCGACGTCGCACCAGATTTTGAGACCCGCCCAGCGCGCTGCCGTGCAGAACGCGATGTCTTCGGAGTCCTCGCTGGGCGAGAACGCGGGCGGCTTCACCTTCTTGAAGACTTCGGTGTTGATCAGGCACACCGCCATGCCGAGCGTTTCCATCTCGCACAGGCCCGTGTCGGTCCACTTGTCGAGCGGCTTGCCGCAACGCTCGATGGGGAAGCGGCGTTTCACGCCGTAGGCGCCGACGATGGGTTTGGCGTGGTTGTTGAGGCGATAGAACACGTCGTTCGGAAACGTCATGTCGCTGTCGAGGAACAGCAGATGGCTTGACTTGTTGGAGATCGCCTGCTCGACGATCTTGTTACGCGCCAGCGGGATCGGCATGCGGCGCGGCGCGACGATGGAGAACGGCATCGTGTAGGAGCCGATCAACGTCGTCATCGCGGCGAACGACAGCGCGAAGTCGGTCGGCACATGATCCATGCAAGGGACACCAATGGTGAGTTTCATCGGCGTGCCTCAAACAAAGAGGGCGGCTCGAAGCCGCCCTTAGTCCCCCTGCTGGTGGAGGTCGCGCAGAGATCAGGGGTCCATGCTGTATTCGATGGTCAGACGCAGGTTGCCTGCGGCTGCGGCGGTCGCGGGCGCGGCCTGCACCTTGATCTGGATGATGTTGCTGGTCGCGTCGGCCTTGTACTGATGACCGCCCGCCTGATCCATGTGATACGGGGCCATCGGGATGTTGTTGCCCTGCACATGCGTGGCGATGTAGCGCGTCGCGTTGCCCTGATCGCCGACCTGAAACGCGAGTGTCGAAGCGGCGTTCGTGTCGAGCGCCGTGTCGGACGAGATGCACACATCGCACACGGTCGCGCCGATGGGCAGCGTGAGCATGTTGATCACGTCGTTGATCGCGAGCGCGGCAGAAAGAGCGAAGACCGAACAGACTTGGCACTGGCCCGCTTCGAGGAATTTCGGGTTTGCGGTCGCCTTGCTCGCCTGTGTCGTGTAGTTGGTGGCCATCGATCAGCCTCCTTAGTGCGGCGCGGCATACGTCGACAAAACGATGTCGGCGAAGTCCGCAGAGTTGAAGACGGTCTTCTTCATCCCGTAGATGCAGCCGACCGACACGCCGAGTTCGTTCTCGTAGTCGAAGAGTTCCTCGACCCAAGTGAAGCGGCCCGGCCCGTTGTCGCGTCCGTAGGCGAGCATCAGCGCCTGCGCACCGGCCAGCACCGCGCGGCGCACGTTCGGGACGGCGACACCTGTGCCGCTGTTGATGCCCTGCGTGACGCGGTAATCCGAATGCAGGATCACGCCGTTGTAGACGCCGAGCGAGCCGTCGAAGATCGGGTTGTCGTCGATCTCGCCACCCGTCATCGCGGCCTTCTGGATGTCGAGCCACTGACCCGTCGAGGTCGACGTGCGCATGTCGGTCACCTGAATGGGATGCAGGAAACCGAGGTAGTATTCCTTGCCGCCAGCACGCACCGGGCGGATCGCAGGCGTGAGAATCTTCGCCGTCTCCACCGCGAAGTCGATGATGGAGAGGTTCATCGTCGCCGTGGAGAGGATGGACTGATCATTGGCGACAGCGCCCATGAACTTCTGGTGCGCCGCGTCGACCGCAATCGTCGCGTTGTTGCCCGTGTACGAAGTGTTCGCCTGAGCGGTGTTGCCGCAAAGCTGGTTGAAGCCCGACGCGTCGAAGCGGTCGGCGTACCAGTCCCTCAAGCCAGAGAGTGCCTCGTCGCGGACGCTGAACGGCACGCGCTGCTGCGACATGCGGCCCGCCGAGCGGACGGCGTTGCGCAACTGATTGATCAGCACAGCGTCGCTGTAGGTGACAAGCGACTCTTCGTTGCCTTCCAGCGTGCCATCACCCTGCACGCCTGCAGAGACAAGCTGCATACGCAGGCCGTAGGTGATCTTGTCGCCAGCGGACTTCTGCGTCTCGTCCTTGATCTGGACCATGCTGTCGCTGTTGGTGCCAGCGAAGTTCATGATCCACGTTTCCTTCAGCACTTCGACCGTGAGCTTCTTGCTCCACAGCTTCACTGCGAGAGGATCGTTGACGCCAAAATTGGTGGCTGCCACAGGGCGCTCCCACGTTCGGTTTCGATTGGCGTCCCGGTTACGCGGGGACTGCGAATCGCCCTCTGACGCGGAGCAGGCGGATGGTTCTGCTGACGGGAGAACCTAGTTACCGAATGCGACTTACGTAAAAAGTTTGCGCCAAGCGTCGCCCTTGGTCGCTTTGTCGAAGTCTTCATCGCTCATTTTCAGCAGCGCTTCAAGTGACGTCTCAGCCGGTGCGGCCTGTCCGTTCAGCTTGCCGAGCGATGTGTTGGCCTGCTGTCCCTTCGCCACCGTCTCCAGTTTCTTGGCACCATCGGCAGTTGCTGGCGCCTGTGGCGCTGCCTGAGCAGTCGTGGACGCAGCGGCTGCTGGAGCCTTCGGCGCCCAGCCGGTGGCCTTCGCCATCTGGTAGATGATCGCCGCAGCATTTTGTCCGCGCTGCTCCGCGCTGATCGCGAGGTTGAGCGCCTCCATGGCCAATTGCTGCTGGCGGGCGACAGGATCGGTGAAGCCGATGGCCTCCAACTGTGCATTGCGCACGCGCTGCACGTAGTCCGCCGCCTCGGTGTAGTCGGGCGTCGTCTTGGCAAACTCCTGCTCTTGGCTGACGGCGCGCGTGCGGATCGCGACGATCTGCTGCTCCTGCTGCTGGCGCTGCACCTGTTCCTGCGAGAAACGTTGCTGCTCGCGGGCCCAGTTCTCGAACGCCGCGATCTGCTGGTCGCGTTTGGCGATCTCGGCTTGGAAGTGGCCGACAGGATCGGTGTTGACGTCTGGCGACTTCGGCTGCGGCTGCTGCTGGGCTGCAGCGGCACGCGCCAGTTCCTCCAGCGTGGTGAAGCGCCCGGTAAGCCGCGCCAGTTCCTGTTCGGCCTTCTGTGCGCGCGCGGCCTCCTGCTTGCGCCGCTCGCGCTCCTCGTGGAAGGCGCCGAACTCCACCATCCGCTTCTTGTCGTCCTGAGGCGTTGTCTGAGACGTCTCAGTCGTTGCTGCAACAGATGCAGTCGTTGACTGCGCGGCAGGCGGCGTCGGAGCCGTGGCCGTGGTTTGCTCTGGCGCTGTCGGGGAGGCCGGGGAAGACGGCTGTGTTTCCGACGCGCCAGAGACAGGCTCCGACGCCTTTTCCTCAATCTCGGTGGTGCGGTTGTCTTCCATCGTCTTTGTCTCTTCTGGCGTCAGGTCGAGGTTCTCCTGCGCAAGCAACGCGGCGTTGCCGCGTGAGCGAGCCATGTCGTCACCATGTGGTTGAAAGCAAAACGCGCCGCCGAGATGGCGACGCGTTGCTCAGTCTTCTTGGGATGCTTTCCGGCTAGGCGTTACAGCCCGCCGAGCGATCTCGCGTGTTCCAGTTCGCGCTGGTGCCGCTTCCACTGCTTCATCACTTGCTCCAGCCCGTGATGATTGATCATCTCCAGCAGTGCGTCCTGCTCCTTGGCGGACATCTCATTTACCCACGTCCGTTGTTCGGCTGTGAGCTTTGGCAAGATCGAAGTCAGTGAAGTAATCGCCGCTTCCGGGCTTGTAGGATGGGAAGCTTCCGGCGCGGTCTGCGATGCTGCCACGATCTCCTCCAGCGTAT